TTTCGAAGAACTTGTATCTGAAATTAAAGAAATTGCTACTCAACTAAATAAAGAAGACAGAATAGGCGAGTACAAAGAAATTATTGAACAATATCTTGGTAAAGATTCCTCAGTCAAGGATGCTACACCAAAGCAATCCCAACAACTGGAACTCATACTTGATGATTTAAAAGATTTAATAAGTTCTTAATAATAATAGGAGAGGGGATTTTCTCCTCTCCTATTATTATATTTTGGAGGAATTATGGCATTATGCCCTTTTTGCAAATTATATATATCTACAAAAGAAAGCGGTAAAAATTACAAAGGGAAAAAATATCATCCTCAATGTTTCGAAAAAATGTTAGATGACATTGAATCTGGTGATGATGACCAAAAAGAACTTAATGATTATATATGTAAATTATTTAATATCAAAACAATAACGCCATTAATGAGTAGTCAAATACAAAGTTTCACAGACACAAAAGGTTATACTTTAAAAGGCATACATGGAAGTCTATATTATTTTTTTAATATTGAGGGAAATGAAATTGGAGAAGACATAAAAGGAATTGGTATAGTACCTTTTGTTTATGATGATGCTAAAGATTTTTTTGAGTCAATAAAAAAAGCAAAAGAAACAAATTCAAAATTTAAAAATATGCCCAAGACATCTAATGTAAAGATAAAAAGACCAGACACTTCAGTTAATAAGATTGATATATCAAAAATATAAAGAAAGGGAAATAAGGTATGCTACCTACAGACAAAATGTCAGTTGTACAAGTAATAGGTTCATTACTTAAAAAACCCTCTTTATTATTAGAAGAAAAATATACTCTAACACTAGAAGATTTTCCAGAAAAATTTCATAAAGTAATTTATGGAGCAATTGAAAATCTTATAAAAAGTGGAGTACAATCTTTTTCTTTTATAACAATAGATAATTTTTTAAGCAAGTACGAAAGACAGTATAAAACTTTTACTATAAACGATGGGAATGGTTGGGTTAGAGGTGCTATGGAAATAGCAGACCCAAATAACTTTGACTACCATTTTAACAACTTAAAGAAATTTAGTCTCCTTGGTGCTTTAGCTGAAAAAGGATTCGATATAAAAAGAATATACGATTCTTCAGAAGTAAATCCATCCAAGATAGAAAAGATACAAACTACATTCGATAAAATGACATTAGATGATATTGTGGAACTTTATGAAAAAGACTTTAATGAACTAAAAGAATCTTATAACGCAGGAAATGCAGATGGATATGGAGTACAGGGTGGAGTTGGGTTAAAAAAACTTAAAGAAGAATTAAAAGTTGCTCCAGAGTTTGGAATGAATCTTTGTTCTAAAAAACTAACTACAATATGTAGAGGAGCAAGGCTTAAAAAGCTTTATATGAGGTCAAGTCCGTCAGGATTTTGGAAAACAAGAAGTGCAGTATCAGATTCAATGACAATATCTGTTCCTTATATTTTTAATCTAGAAACAAAAGAATGGGATTATACTGGTTGTTGCGAACCTACTTTATTTATAACTACAGAGTTAGAGATTAGTGAAATACAAACAATGACAATAGCTTTTGTTTCTGGTGTTGACGAAGAAAAAATACTTGATGGTAAATATACAAAAGAAGAAGAAGAAAGAGTAGACCATGCAATAAAAGTTATAGAAGATTCTAATTTCTATATTGAGTATATGCCCTCTTTTAATATAGAGACATTAGAACATATTATTAAGAAACATAAATATACTCATGGTATAGGATATGTATTCTTTGACTACTTATTTGCATCCGTTAAAATTCTTACTGAAATGGCTCATAAAACTGGTGGAGTTAAAATGAGAGAAGATAACATTCTCTTGTTAGCAATTGATAAGTTAAAGTTTTTAGCAAATACTTTAAATGTATTCATATTTACAGCAACACAAGTTAATGACACTTATAAAAATGTACAAAATGCAGACCAAGGAGTTATTCGTGGAGCTAAAGCTTTAGCAGACAAAGTTGACATTGGTTTTGCTACACTTCCTATAAGTGGTAAAGATAAAGAGGCAATAATGCCAATAGTACATTCTCTTTCTTGTAGAGAACCTAATGCTTGTGTACACGTATATAAGGCTAGAAGAAGTAAACTATCTAAAGTTAAGTTGTGGGTGTTCTACGATGCAGGAACTTTGAGATGGGAAGATTGTTTTGTAACAAATAACGATTATGAACTTTTAAATGTTGATGATACTAACATAGAAATAATTTTAGAAGAAAATGCAGAAGAACCATATGAGTTATTAGATATGAAAACAGAAGAAGAGAAAAAAGAAGAGGAGGAATTTTGGTGAGTGGTATCACAACAAGAGAAATAAAAGAAATGTTGACCGAAGAAAATATAATTACACTTCTGAAAGAACTTGGTAGTGAAACCCACTTAACAGATAGACAAAATAATTTAATTTTTAAAACAGTTTGCCATGGAGGAAATTCTTATAAACTATATTATTATGTTGAATCAAAAATTTTCAAATGTTACACACAATGTAATGATGGTTCATTTGATGTTTTTGGACTAGTAATGAAAACAAAAGGGATTAGTTTCCAAGAATCTTTAATATACATATGTAGATTATTTGATTTCAAAATATTTGGAGAGGGATTCTCTACTACAAATAAATTAACTTCTGATTGGGATATTATAGAAAAGTATAATTTTCTAAAATTGAAAGAAGATGTAGAAAAAGTAGAGCATCCACTTTATGACGAAAATATATTAAATTATTTTACACAAGGTTTACATGAAACTTGGGTTGCTGATGGTATAGACCATACAGCAGGGGCTAAGTTCGGCATAAGATGTGATAATGCAGTCAATAATAGAATAATAATACCTCATAGAGATATAACTGGAAATTTAATTGGTATTAGAGTTAGAAACCTAGAAACAAGAATGGTAGAAAGTGGTGTTAAATATATGCCATTAATACTTCAAGAAAAAATATATACGCACTCTATAGGTTCTAATTTATATGGTATCTATGAGAATTTGGAATCAATTAAAAAATATGGGAAGATAGTATTATTTGAAGCTGAAAAATCTGTATTACAATGCGAAACATTTTATCCTAATAATAGCTTTGCTGTAGCTACTTGTGGTAGTAGTATAACAACTGCACAAAGAGAAATAATATTATCTTTAGGAATAAAAGAAGTGTTTATAGCTTTCGATAAACAATATCAAGAAGTTGGTTCTGAAGAAGAAATAAAATATGCTAAAAAAATAAGAAGTTTAGCACAAAAGTTTTCTCCATATTTAACAACTTATGTCTTATGGGATAATCTAGGAGACATAGGGTATAAAGATTCTCCATCAGATAAAGGAAGAGATATATTAGAAAAAATAATGAAAAATAAATTTGAAATAGGTTGTGAGGAGTAAAATGAAATATAAATTAAAAGGAGAAAATGATTTCATATTCGGTGTAGTTGAACAGATAGGAAAAAATAGGGGGGTTGAAAATATTGACTCCCTTCTTTCTTCTTCTGAGAAAGATACTTATTATCCTTACTTATTAGATAACATGACATCAGCTATAGATTTAGTAAGTAAACATTTAAAGAAAAAATCTAAAGTACACATAATCGTGGATTCAGATTGCGATGGAATAACATCTGCTACTATTATATACCTATATCTACAGAGAGTTGGTTTTACAAATATATCATGGAGTAACCACCCAACTAAAACTCATGGGATTATACCAGAAGAATTAGAAGATTTTAAATTTGATTTACTAGTAGTTCCAGATGCTGGTAGCAATGATATAACAGCACACAAGATATACAATGACTTAGGAATTGATATTCTTGTTCTTGACCATCATGATAGTGATGAAACTTCTACAGATGCAGTAGTAATAAATCCTAAGATGTGTAATTACCCAAATAAAGAAATATCTGGAGCAGTAGTTGTTTATAAATTTTGCCAAGCTTTTGATTCAGAAATTGGAAAAGATTATGCCAAAGATTACTTAGACCTTGTTGCTCTTGGTGTTATAGCAGACATGATGGACACTAGAGTTCCAGAGACGAGATATTTTTGCACAGAGGGTTTGAAAAAAATTAATAACCCAATGCTTAAAGCAATTATTGAAAAACAAAAATTTAGCATGGGAGAAGATGTAACAATTATTGGAGTACAATTCTATATAGCTCCATTAATAAATGCTGTGTTTAGAAGTGGAACAAAAGAAGAAAGAGATATGATGTTTGAAGCATTCATTTCTCCAAATAATATTTATGTTGATTATAAAAAACGTGGTGTTGGTGTAGTTAAAGTATCTTTACAAGAAAACTCTGCGAGAGAAATAGGAAATATAAAAGTAAGACAAGATAAAGCAAAAGAAAAATTAATGGAACCAATTTTAGAAATGGCACATTCACACAGAGATGAAAAGATACACATTCTTGATGTGACTAATATTGAGAATCCACAGATGTTTGGTTTAATAGCAAATGATATGGTAAAAAGAACTCGTAGACCAGTATTAATAATAAAAGATGATGGAGAGGGATTTTTCAAAGGTAGTGCAAGAAATTACGATAAATTTGAAATTGATAATCTCAAAGATTTTTTAAGTAAGTTTGATTTTGATTATTTAAGAGGTCATGAAAACGCATTTGGAGTATCAATAAAAAAAGAAAAGTTAGACAGCATTGTTAAAGAAATAGGAAAAGCTACTAAAGATATCTCTGTAGAAGACACTTTTATTGTTGATTTCATATTGAATGAAAAAGATTTAAATAAGAACTTTATAAAGTCTATTGATAATTTAAAACCTCTATGGGGAAATAGTTTTGAAGAACCATATATTCTTATAAAAGGTATAACAGTCAGTGATGTGCAGATTAACGAGAAATTAACTAAAATGTCTTGGACAGGTAGAAGTGGGATAGAATTTGTAGTTTTTAGACCAAGCGAATATCAGATGCAACAATTACTTGACAAATCTGTAGAATGTGATATAATAGGTAGAGTGGGATTAAACACTTGGCAAGGAGTTACCACAAATCAAGTCACGATAGAAGATTTTCAAGTAGTTGGAAAAAAAGAAAAAGAATTATGGTTTTAAAAGGGGGGATAAAATGCCATACTCTGAGCTACATTGCCACACAGATTTAGGTTCGAACTTACGTTTAATAGATACAACAAATAGTGTCAAGAGTGTTATAAAAAAAGCTATATCTATGGGATTGAAAGGAGTTGCTCTAACAGAGCATGAATCCATAAGTTCCCATATGTCTGCAAAAGTGTATGAAGAAGAAGTCCACAAAACTAATCCTGACTTTAAAGTAGTTCTTGGGAATGAAATTTATTTAATAAGTGAAAGTGCGTACAACAATACTGAAAAGTTTTTCCATTTTATACTTTTAGCAAAAGATGCTATAGGACACAGACAACTTAGATTATTATCTTCTCGTGCTTGGGAACGTTCCTACAGACAAAAAGGACAAGAAAGAGTTCCTACATTCTACTCAGATATAGAAGATATAATAGGTAAAGACAAGGGTCATATAATAGCATCTACTGCTTGTCTTGGTAGTTTTTTTGCTCAAAGTATATTAAATGATAGGTTAGAACTTTCAAAGAAGTTTTTAACATGGTGTGACACCACTATGGGTAGTGGTAACTTTTTTGTAGAAATACAACCTGTAGCGTCTAAAGAGCAAATTTTGGTTAATAAAACAAGTATTTTATTAGCAAAGGAAATGGGCATTCCTTGTATTATTACAAACGATGTACATTATCTAGAGAAGAAAGATTCCAAAATACATTCTGCATTTTTAAATTCTAAAGATGAAGAAAGAGAAGTTGATGCTTTTTACTCTGGAACTTATTTTAAAACAGAAGAAGAAATGATTCAGATTTTAGATTATGTTCCCAGAGAAGAAGTAGAAGAAATGTTCGCCAATACTTGTAAGATTACAGATATGTGTGAAACTTATTCTTTAAAGCAAGACACTATTGTACCGAAGAGAAGAATACCAGAGTTTGAACTGAACAATACTTTCGCTCCTTATTATAATAACTATGAGTTCATTTCCTATTTTGCAAATTCTGAAAGTGAACAAGATAAATTTTTACTTCACCAAATTGAAATAGGATTTTTAGATAAGAAACAAGAGTTCAATGAAATTAATTTAAGCAGAATAGATATAGAACTAAAACAGATTTGGTTAATCAGTGAAAAGCTTGGTCAGAGACTTTCATCATATTACAATCTTACACAAGAGATTATTGATATAATGTGGGATGATACAAAAGGGAATAGTTTAGTTGGTGTAGCACGAGGTTCTGTAACAGGATATTATATTTGCTACTTAATGTCTATAACTCAAATAAATCCTATTACTTGGGGATTGCCACATTGGAGACATTTAGAAGCAGGAAGACCAGAGTTGCCTAAACAAAATTGGGCATTTGATGTGAACCACTGTTCGTGGGTGTGTGCTTTAATAGCATGCTAACGGTGAAAGCCTAAGTCAGAAATGATATGGTAATACCGTGCTAAGCAATGATTACGCAATAAAAAAAAGGAGGTGATATTATGATTAAAGAAATTAAAGACTATATAAACTATTTTGTTGACGAGAATGGTATTATATATTCTTCTAAAAATAAAAATAAAGAACTTCGTCCTCTCAAACCTTGGTTAGACTCAAAGGGTAGATATTATATGATTGGGCTTTGCAAAAATAATAAAGTAAAGAAGTTTTTAGTGCATAGAATTGTTGCACAAACTTTTTTAGAAAATAATAATAATTTTCCAGTTGTAGACCATAAAGACAACAACACAAAAAACAATAAAATTGATAATCTTCAATGGTGTTCGAATCAGTTTAATGTGTTGAAATCTTATGAAACAATGGTAGCAACAAGAAATTATAGAAAATGCTTTTTGTTTATAAAGGGAGAGAAAGTTGATGAATTTAATTCAATATTAGATGCTTGTAAATATGCATCTAATAATTATAATTATAATTTTTCAATGCTTTATAAACACTTAAAACAAAAAGATTGCGTAATCGTCAGAAAGTGTAACGACTAGTTCGTAAGAACGTAGGAGAAAATAATTGAACATTTCTCCGAAGTGCATCGACACTCTATAAAGAGTGAAGAGATAGTCTATTCCCACTGTTGAATCAGTGTTAAAGTATTGCGAAAGCAAGGGTATAAAAGGATGTAGATATTGACTCAGAAGCATACAGAAGAAAGTTTATATTACAGGCATTTAAAGACCATTATGGTTACAACAGAGTACTCAATATAGCTACATTTAAAACAGAGGGTACTAGAGCAGCAATACTAACAGCTTGTAGAGGATTAGACATAGATATAGATACAGCACAGGAAATGGCAGATATGATTCCTGCAACCAGAGGAAAATCATGGACAATAAATGAATGCCTATACGGAGATGAAGAAACTGAAAAATCTCCTATTCCTAGTTTCATTAAAAAGATAACTGAGATACCAGACTTACTTGATACAGTTTTAGGGATTGAGGGATTAGTATGTGGGAGAGGAATCCATGCCAGTGGAATTTATTTATTCAATGATGATTACATTGAGCAGAGTAGTTTAATGAAAGCTCCAAATGGAACCCCTATTACTTGTTGGTCAATGGAAGACAATGACTTAGCAGGAGCTTTAAAAGAAGATTGTTTAACAATTGAGGGATTAGACAAGATTAGAAAGACTATGGATTTCTTAGTAAAAGATGAAGTTATAGAATGGAAAGGTTCTTTAAGAAAAACTTATGATGCTTATCTACATCCAGATGTACTTGATTATGATTCACCAGAGATGTGGGATAAAGTAGCAAACACACAGATAATGGACTTATTCCAGTTTGAAACTGCGGTAAACAAACCTGCCGCCTATAGCAGAAATGTTATATGAAAAACCTCTTTAATTCAGGGAAACTCTTAGTAAAATACAATCTATTACTAAGACAATCCTGAGCGAAGCTAAATAGTTTATCAAACAAGGGCGCAAAATATAAAAAAAAGAAAGGAGGAAATATGGCAGTTTATTATTATAAAGAAAGAGTAATGGTTGAATTTTCTCAAAAGAAAAGAGCTTCTTTTTCTAGAGCGGGATATGGAGAGTTATTAGAGCAAGTGATTAAACAAAGTGTAGAAGCAGATAGGAAAATAGGAAATCCTTAAATGGCAATGTTGTAGACCATATAAATCATGACATATATGACAACAGAAAACAAAATCTAAGAATAGTGACTGCAAGAGACAACTCAACCAACCAAAAGAATCAAGATAAGCGAGGTGTGTCTCGCACTTGGGATAAAAAAGGTTGGAGAGCAAGAGGAAGTTTGTATCGTAAAGAGTACAGCAAGTCTTTTTATGGTGACGATGCTTATGAAAAAGCTAAAAAATATAGAGAATATCTAATGCGCCTTTTAGATTATTCTTTCTCATCTGAAAAATAAACTATTTAGAACGTGCAACGACTAATTGTAAGATGCAAGCGATTGGCATCTGAAACAGGAGGCTTCCGAAAGGAAGAAGATATAGTCTAATCTATATGGTGACATATAGCGGTGTGAAAAACACGGGAGAGGTATAGCGAACCTCTTTGAATATAAATGTGGAGCAGATTGTGCTCAAAAAGTTAAACCAAGAAGTCTTAAAGAGTTGGCACTATCTAATTCATTAATGAGACTTTCAGCTTACCAAGGCGAAATGCCAATGGATAAATATGTTCGTTTCAAAAATGAACCTATACTTTGGGATTTAGAAATGAATAAGTATGGACTAAAAAAAGAAGAGAAAGATGTATTAATAACATTCGTTGGAGAGAACTTCGGAATTGCTGCAGAACAAGAAGATATTATGTTACTTTCAATGAGTCCTAGTATAAGTAATTTCTCAATAAAAGAAGCCAATGGACTAAGAAAAGCTGTAGCAAAAAAGAAGAAAAAATTATTAGATGAAGTACAAAAACTTTTCTTCGACAAAGGATTAGAAACAGGAACAAGGAAAAACATGCTTGACTATGTATGGGATAATTATATAATGCCACAAGCAGGATATGGATTCTCTAAAAATCATAGTGTACCTTATTCAGCTATAGCACTACAAGAAATGAATTTAGTTCATCATTATGACCCTGTGTATTGGAACGCTTCTTGCTTAACAGTAAATGCATCAGCAGATGAAGAATCAGAAACATCTGGAAGTACTAATTATGGTAAGATAGCAACAGCGATATCTAAAATGATGACTAGAGGAGTTAATATCGTTCTTCCAGAAATCAATGAAGCAGACTTTGGTTTTAAACCTAATCCTAAAGATGGGAACATTACATTTGGACTAAAGGGGATAAACAAAGTTGGTGATGATGTAGCAAGAGCAATAATGGACAAAAGACCTTATACATCATTAGAAAACTTCTTAGAGAAACATGAGTATGCAATGTCTGGTTTAGTTCTTGTTAATCTAGTTAAAGCAGGATGCTTTGATGTTATAGAGAATAAACCCAGAGAAACAATAATGAGAGAACTTGTTAAGATTCTTATCTTATTAAAAAATCCACCTACGAAAAAACTAAGTATGGCTCATTTTGCAAAAGTTGTAGAATATGGATTGTTTGTAGAAAAGAACTGGACAATGATTAAAAGACAATATAATTTCTACAAGTATGTTACACAAGAATGTTTTACCAGAGGAAACTCTAAATTCAAAGTTCACTGGTTAGATGAAAAAGCACTTGTATTTTTTAAAGAGTTTATAGAACCAGAAATGGAATTAGGAAAAGATTATTTTATAAAAGAGGGAGAATACCATGTACTGTTCACTAAGATGAGGAGATGGTACGATAAAGCAATACTTCCTTTTAAAAATAACTTTCTAAGTAATGATGCTTCTTTAATGAGATATAATAAAGAAAACTTTAATAAACTAGCTAATGAGTTTTGGGAGAAATATTGTTTAGGTGGAAGTTCAAAGTGGGAAATGGATGCTCTATCTTTTTATCATGGTAAGCATGAACTTGCAGATATTAACGTTATTAAATATGGTATAGTAGATTTCTTTAAACTAAAAGCAGACCCATCTATTAATTATACCAAAGTTAATAAAAAAGGAACTTATACTCAATATCATGTTTATAAATTAATAGGAACAGTATTGGATAAAGATAAAACAAAAAGAAGTGTAACATTATTAACACCAACTGGAGTCGTACTTGTTAAGTTTTATGGAGATATGTTTGTTAAATATAATAAACAGATTTCCAGATTAAATGTAGATGGTACAAAAACAGTAGTTGATAAATCTTGGTTTTCTCGTGGAACTAAATTACAGATAATAGGCTATAGAAGAGATGAGCAATTTATACCAAGAGTATATAGTGACAATATTAATAAAGATATTATATCAAAAATAACAGGAGTAACAACAACTGGGTTAATGGAAATGATAAGTGAAAGACCCACAGGGGTAGAAGAGGACGATGATGAATGATAATCATATAAAATTAAAAGTTCAACTTGATAAAGTCTTCTTCCCCAAAAGTGGGATAATTATTGCAGGAGAGTGGTCTTCATTCTCCTGTAAAGTCAATGAAGTAACTGAGGGGGAAGTTCATTGTGATAAAAAATATAAAACAATAAAATGTAGAGGTAAGAATGTGCCTAGCATGGAATACGAAGAGGAGTATATTCTTATTTGTAAAGAAACTTATGATAAAAAGTATGGTTACCAATACGAAGTTGTTACAATGGGAACAAACTATGATTTAACAAAATTTGAAGACCAAAAGAAATTTTTATCTTACATATTAACAAATCAACAAATTGATTCTCTTTACAGTGCAATGGAAAATCCTTTTAAAGCCATAAAAGAAGAGGACACATCACTACTTACTAGTGTAAGAGGGATTGGTCCAGCAAGAGCATTAGCAATTATAAATAAATTTAAAGAAAATGAAGGGAATGGAGAAGTTTATGTAGAATTAGATTCATATGGTCTAACAAAAGAAGCGATGGATAAGTTAATTAGTATCTTTGGAACACTTGGTATCATAGGAATAATTAAAGAAAACCCTTACCAATTAATTGATTTAGTAAAAGGTTATGGATGGAAAAAGGTTGATGCTATGGCATTAACTAATGGAATGTTAAGAACTGACATTCGTAGAATTATTGCTTATATTAAATACTTTATGCAAGATAGAGAAAACCAAGGTCATTCATATGCTTTTCCTGCTCACTTGCTTGATTCTATTTTAGAAACTTTAGGAGAAGATTTACCAATTTCTAGTATAAAAGAAGCTATGAATATTTTATATGAAAAAAAAGTAATATGGTGGGATGAAACAAAAGAAAAAATATTTTTATTAAAAACTGTAATATTAGAAAAAAAGATAACAGAAGAACTTACTAGAATAAACAGTATAGAGAACTCAATTAAGCATAGAGAGTTAGAAGAAATACTTTCAACAATAGAAGAAAAAAATGGATGGGAATTTACAGATGAACAAAAAAATGCTGTAACAGATACATTAAAATCTAACGTATCTATTATAACAGGTTTTGGTGGCACTGGCAAAAGTACAGTTGTATCTGCTATACTTCAATGTTGTATAGACACAACTTTTGCTCAAACAGCATTAGCAGGAAGAGCAGCAGCAAGACTTGGAGAAATAACAGGAGAAGATGGATATACCATACATAGATTGTTAGGTATAAAAGAAGGGAAATTTATACACAATCAATATAACCCCCTACCATATGATTTAATAATACTAGATGAAATATCTATGGTTGGTGGACATATTTTTTATAGTTTAATCAAAGCTATTAAAAATGGAGCTAAATTAATAATGCTTGGAGATGTTGGTCAGTTAGAAGCTATAGGCGTTTTAAATCTGTTTAGGGATTTAATAGATAGTAGTGCAATAAATGTTAGCCATCTAACAAAAATACATAGACAGGCACAAAAATCTGCTATAATAACTACATCAATGAGTATAAGAAATCAAGAAAAACTATTTGATAAAAAATATTTAGGCAAAGAAGTAAGAGGAGAGTTACAAGATTTAGAATTAGATATTTACGAAGAGTCTGCTTTATCTCAGAGAGTAATAGTGAGACATTATCAAGAGCTAATAAAAAAAGGTATAGACCCAAATGATATACAAGTAATAGTACCAATGAAAACTAGAGGAGACATAAGCACATTTGCTCTTAATCCAATTTTAAAAGCCATTGCTAATCCTACTAAAGGCAATTCTATAGAAAAAAGAAAATTTATTGGAGATGTTCCTCAAACATATACTTTAAGTGTTGGAGATAGAGTAATAAATACATCTAATGATTATACTACATTTAGTAAAGATGGGATAACTACTCCAATATTTAATGGGAATATGGGGATTATAAAATCCATAGAGAAATCAAGTATGATAATTGATTTTTTCCAATGGGGAGAAATTATAATTGTTCCTAAAAAATATAGTGAAATTGAATTAGCATATGCTATAACGTGCCACAAACTACAAGGTAGTCAAAGTCCATATGTTATAATTGGTGTAGACAATAGTGCTTACATGATGCTTACAAAAGAGTGGTTATACACAGCAGTAACAAGAGCAGAAAAATATTGTATATTATGTGGAGAGAACAGTGCAATACAAACTTGTATTAGAACAAGTAGAGTACCAGAAAAACAAACAATGTTGACAAGTTTTCTGAATGGTGTTTATCCTCTTGAAAATATTCCAAATTTAAAAGAAGAAGAGGAAGAAGAAAATTTTCCAGTAATGTATGATGATTAAAAAGTTGACAAAACTCTCTATTTATGGTATAATAAGATATAAGGAGGTGTAGCAATATGAGTCATGTAACTTATGAATTAGAAATGGAACATGAGAGATGGAAACGAACTAAGATAGGGGGTGTAAATCTTCAGAAACTAGAAGCAAAGAAATCTCAACAAAATTTACATAATAATATTATTGTAGAAAGGGAAAAGAATGACAGTAAAGAAAAGAAATGGTAAGATTGTAGATTTTGATGAATCAAGAATTTACAAGGCAATAGAAAATGCAATGAATGATACCCTCTTGGGTAAAAACGAAGAAGTAATAAAAAATGTTACAAATAATGTATCTAATTTAATTTATTCCAAAAAAGATAAGGTATTTTCAGTAGAAGAAATTCAAGACTTAGTTGAAAATTTTTTAATGGAGACCGAAAGAAAAGATGTAGCAAAATCTTATATACTTTATAGAGAGAACCAAAAAAATAAAAAAAATAAACCTAATAATTTTAAACTTCTTGACGATGATTTTATATCAGAATATAAACATAAACCAAGCCCTATGTTACCACTTGGAGAATTTGTTTATTATAGAACATATTCAAGATTTATAAAAGAAGAGGGAAGAAGAGAACATTGGTGGGAAACAGTCAGAAGAGCAGTTGAATATAATTGTTCTTTAGTTGATGGAACTACAAAAGAAGAAGCACAATTATTATTTGACAATATGTATAATTTGAAACAGTTTCTTTCTGGAAGAACAATGTGGGTTGGAGGCACAGAAGTTGCTAAAAAATATCCAATGTCAAATTTTAATTGTTCATTTACAACAATACAAAAAACAGAGGATTTTGTAGAATTATTTTATCTATTAATGCTTGGATGTGGTGTTGGGGTTAGAATATTAAAAGATGATGTAAATAAAATTCCTAAAATAAGAAATAATTGTGAAATTGTACATCAAGATTATCAAGGAATACCAAAATGGGGTAGAGAAGATTTAACAAGTATAAGATTTAGAAAACAAGTAGCAATGATTACTATTGGAGATTCTAAAACTGGTTGGGTAGACGCTCTTAAATATTATTTTACAATTTTAACCCATCATGATTATAATCATATAGATACAGTAATTTTTATATATGACAATATAAGACCCAATGGAGAGAAATTAAAAACTTTTGGTGGAACTGCTTCTGGACACAATGCCTTAAAAGATGTATTTATAAAAATAAATAAAATAATTCAAAAAAGTGACTCTCAAAATAGTTTTGTTAAATTAAAACCAATTAATGCTCTAGACATTTGCAATATTATTGGTGAAGGTGTAGTTGTTGGAGGTGTAAGAAGAACTGCTGAAATAGCTCTTTTCGACTCTGATGACGAAGAATGTATAAAAGCAAAGACAGAACTTTATAAACAGATAGAGGGAGAATGGATAACTAATAAAGATTTATTACACAGACAAATGTCTAATAACTCTATTTTTTACAAAGAAAAACCTAGTAGAGAAAAATTACATTGGCAGATTGAACAAATGAGATACTCTGGAGAGCCAGCTTTTGTTTCTCATGAAGCAGGAAGTAAAAGGAGACCAAACTTTAATGGTGTTAATCCGTGTGGCGAGATTCTGTTAAATTCAAAAGGTCTTTGTAATTTAACTACAGTAAATGTAATGGGATTTATAAAAAATGGAGAACTTGATAGAGAAAATCTATTTAAAGCTCAAAGACTCTCTGCTAGAGCCGGATATAGAATGACTTGTCTTGAATTAGAACTCCCAGAATGGAATAATGTACAATCAGAAGATAGGTTAATAGGATGTTCATTAACAGGTTGGCAAGACATGGTGAATGCATTAAATATGACCATAGAAGAAGAAAATAAACTATTAGGTGATTTAAGAGAAAATGCACATATAGCTTCTAAAGGATATTCTAAAGCACTTGGATTAAAAGAGCCATTACTTACAACAACAATAAAACCAGAAGGAACATTAAGTCAACTTGCAGGAGTTTCTAGTGGAATCCATTATTCCCATTCATCTTTTCATATTAGAAGAGTTAGAATAAATTCTAATGATGCTTTAGTTAAAGTTTGTGAAGACCTTGGCTACCCAGTGTTTCCAGAAAATGGACAGGAAATTGAAACTTGTAAAACTAAAGTGGTAGAGTTCCCAATGAAAGCACCAATTGGAAGAACAAAATATGATGTATCTGCAATAGAACAATTAGAAAATTATATTAGATTTATGGATTTTTATGTAGACCATAATGTTTCAATAACAGTACATGTTAGAGAAAATGAATGGGAAAAAGTTGAACAGTGGATGTGGGATAATTGGGACAAAGTAATTGCAGTATCTTTTTTATCTTTAGACGAAAGTTTTTATAAACTTCCTCCGTATGAATCTATCGAGGAAGAAGAATATGAAAAAAGACAATCTTTAATGAAAAAATTTACACCAAGTTTAATTAGTAAATATGAGATTGAAGAACTTGAAACAGATTTAGATACTAATAGTTGTGAATCTGGAGTTTGTCCAATAAGGTAAAAGGAGAATAAATAAAAATGATTTTAAATCCCAATGAAAAAATTGTAACTTTTATTCAAAATCGTTTAAAAATAACAAATGGTCAATGCCCTTGTGTAGCTGAATGGACAGAAGATACAATTTGTCCTTGTAAGGATTTTAGAGAAAAACAAGAATGCCATTGCCAACTATATGTAAATGAAGAAAGGAATGATATAAAAAAATGAGTATTACAAAACACATGGACGTAATGGACGCTTTTAGAACAATAATAGAGGATGGCAACAGGATTTTTCTCCAAGATATTAATGAATATGATATGAGAGATGTTAAAATTAGAGAAAACATGGAGAATAAAAGTTGGGACTTAATTGGAATTGATGACGAACCAATCATATTGGAAATGTATATTTCTTATTTTGCAGTAAGTGACAAAGCTTTAAGTATAATTTTTAGACTTAGAGGAGAGAAAAAAGAAGAAAGGAAAACCCTTAAATTGTGGTTTTAAGAGGAAAGTAATTTGAAACATTTTTTTGTAGAAGAGAGAAGTTTACCAGAAGCATATCATAAGGCATTAACATTATTAAATGACCATGGTAAAGTGTATCCCTGTGAAGACCAAGATAACCCATCTCATATGAAAGAAATAAGCATAACAATCTCTATTGCTGAACCATTTGCTGAACCAATGATTAGTAAACTATTCATTGGTGGACATGCAGAACTACAAGAGTATACAATGGAATTAACACAGGGTATAAAAGACTTTAAAATTGGTGATGGTAAGTGTTGGGAATATACTTACTCACAGAGACTTCTTCCTTGGTTGCCATTTATTTACAAAGAACTTCGTAGGAATAAGTATTCAAGAAGAGCAGTAATTGCAATTCGAAATAATGAAGTAGATTCTTCTAATGCTAATCCTGCTTGTTTACAATCTATCATTTTTAATATTAGGGATGAGAAACTT